ATTACGTGAGTAAACTCGCATAAGCGGTTCCCGCTAGCCCGGACAGACGGTTTCCCGTCTGCCGGACTTGCGGTGTTACCGCACAAGAATATTCAGCAGACAGGTCAGAGTATTTTTTATCATACTTTTGGACAGACCCTTTAGCTTCATGTCATTGATCCATTCCTGGACCTTATCAGGAGCATACTGAAAACTGCTTAATTTGTAGATACCAAAAGCAGGTTTTAAATGCAGCCTGATCTTTGATTCATAATCACGATAGGTATTATAAGTGTACCCATGGTCAATATTTTTCTTTATTACAGTTTCCAGCCAATAGTCCAGGTAATCAGCAACGCTGATCTCTTTGGGTGAGAATGATCTGCCGGTATTATTATATTCTGCAATGGCAGCAGCCCTTGCGTCCAATGCTTCTTTCTGGGTGCGGAATCCACCCTTTTCAATCTTGTTTCGTTCGCCATTAATCTTGGCAGTGTCAAAATAGTAAGACCAGGTCTTACCTCTTTTTCTTACACCTTCAGCCATAGTTTCATCATCCTTTCTAAAAATAGGTATAAAAATAACAGCCAAACATTTGTGTGGCTTGTTTGACTGTTCCCATTATGGTAGAATGATTATTGGAATTTTATACATCCATCCCATAACGGGAACAGAGGACCGTCTTGATGCGCCAACATCAGGGCGGTTTTCTATATTAAAATCAATTTGTAACTAATGTAACCGATTGTAACTGGTTTTGTAACTGTTATAATGCCTTATTTTATGCGGATGTAACTAATGTAACTAATTTTGACAATGTTCTTATTATAAATATTTTTATTATAAAAAAAAATAAATTAAAAATATAAAAGTAAGTAAATAATAAAAATATATAATATATAAGGGAAAATGAGTTACACAGTTACAAAAACGCCCCGAAGCCTTGTATTTTACTGGACTTCTGGCAGTTTCGGAACAGTTACAAATGAGTTACAATGAGTTACAAAATTGGTTACAAACTAATGATTTTTCAAATATTCTTCAAAATCTTCCATAGACATAAGAATTTTTCTTGGTTTTGTTCCATTCTCTGGTCCTATAACTCCTACATCACAAAGCTGATCCATAATTCTTGCCGCTCTGTTGAAACCAATTTTAAATGTTCTTTGAAGTAAACCAACATACGCATTTTCTTTTTCGATAATAAGTTTACCCGCTTCTTCAAAATACACATCACGGTTACAAGTTCCATCTTCTTGTCTTGGTATTCTTGCGTCTGAAACAATATCAGCTTTAGAATCAATCAGGGAGATTAAAAAGTCTCTATCCCACATCACAATGCCGATTTTTGAAGCTAATTCTTTCGCTTGACGTGTAAAATATCTGTTTGTGAGAACAACTCCCACATTAGCATCATAATATTTCATACCACCAGTAACCTGATATACTGCGTCTACGCCGATATCTGAAGAATAACATTTACATTGGATGGCATATTTTATTTTGTTTTGAGTTGCAATAATATCAGCACCAAAATCACCACTTGTGGATGTTACAGATACGTCTATAAATCCATTTTTCCGTAGCAGATCAGCACAATATACTTCAAAATCGGGACCAGTCATATAATCAAATTTATCATTATACAGCTTGATACGTTCATTTATTGTCTGAACTGGTTCCTCTGATGTTATGTTTTCAACAGGTGCAGGTATTTCAGAAAAATCAATTTGTTGAACAATTGGCGGCTGTACTTTCTCTGAAATTAATGATGAATACCATATGTCCAGTAATGCAATTATTACAATCGCAATGATATAACTGGAATGTGCTCTTTTCATCATTGTAGAAGGGTCTTTGCATAAATATAGCAGCCAAAAATGTAGGAACAGGAAACAGAACGGAGAAAAAACAGAAAATATAAATTTGTATTTTTTGTTTTGGGTTCTGTTAGCAAGTCCATATGTTTCGCAAAGGAAACATACCAGAGCTGATGGAATAGAAAAATAAAGTTTAGTGCCGGAAGAAGTAATGGAGATAATTAGTAATGCGATACTTGTTATGAGAATTATCTCTTTACGAAGCCCAGTCTTTTTATCTTTCATATCGTACCTTTTTCCATAATTTACCACTTGACAATAGCAAACAGATGTTCGATAATATATTTATCGCTACTGTTTCGGGTCGTGTGGTTCACGAAGGGGATGGATGTATTGGACTATAAAATAAAAATAATTGAAATGCTTGATATGTTAGACGAAAGGTGCTTGCGCCTTGTCTATGTACATATCAAAGCACTTCTGGGGCTGAAATAATCAGCCCTTTTTCTTTTGGATAGAATCCAGAAAGTCTTCTAATACTTTCCATCCATTTTCATCTAGTGCCGCCAGTCCTGAAATCAAACGCCTTTTAAAAGAATCTTCTTCACCATGTAAAAGGTCTCCAATAAATTTTTCAATCTGTTCGTCTCTGGACATTTCCATGAACATATCACCCTCACCAGTTCTTAACCAGTTTTCGCTGACGTTAAATTCCCGGCAGATAGAAATAACTGTCTGATCTGTTAAAGGATTTACACCACATTCCCATTGTCCGACTGTGTTACGTTTTACTCCTAACTTATCAGCAAATGCTTGCTGAGTCATATCTAAAATTTTTCTCAGCTTTTTTAATCTTTCATTCAATTTTTGCTTCACCTCTTTTCTTATTTTATTGTACACCGGGTAGAGCAAAAAATCAATAGAAAAATGCTATTAAAACAACAAAATGACATTAAAACAACAAAAAAGGTGTTGACAAATGCTATTTGATGACGTATGATAGCCATGTAAACAACAAAGACAAACAGCAACACAAAGAAAGAGAGGAAAATGACATGACAAAGAAACAGTATAAACGATACGCAATGAAGGCACTCAGAACATTTAAAGCGAAATATGTGCCTGATAAAAAAATGATAACTGATAGAATTAGTACTCCGAAGTGGGGAGTCATTATTCTTGCAGGTCCACATAAGGGCGAAGTATTAAGAAGCTATGAACAGGCATGGAACACTATAAATGCAATAATAAATGGTTAGCCGAAACGGTCAGAAATGACCGTCCACCGGAAATGACCACCCGGTGCTGATGATGGCAGGTCACATAAGTCAATAAGGAAAGCAGGAAAGACCGGGTGAAGCGATAGGGCTACACGCAAGTGAGGTGGTGCTCAGGCTGTGGAAAACAGATAGAGCGTGTGAAGAATAAACATGACCCGGCAAAGCAGTTGAAGAAAGTAGGGACATCAGGACAAGAAAGCATAGTGTTCAAACTACTGGTAGAAAATGAACAGTCTGAACCAATCAGAACTTTACTCCTCAACCAAGAAGATGTTAAGCGGAAGAATCAGCCGAGCGAGATGACACAGTACCTTGTTGACTTACATTGTCCAAGCGAAGCAAGACTATAACGAAAAAGAGAGAGAGGTGAGAAGAAATGGAAATGATTAAACAGAATGTAATGACTACACATTTGACAAAAGAACAGACAGAACTTCGGTTTGAACTTTTCGACTGGTTGAAAGCCAAAGACCTGTCTGTTCAGGAAGCTACGGAACTTCTTTCATTGACAGTGGATCAGATTAGAAAATCTGCACTTAATGAAAAACTTTAGTTTCATCTTACGGAAAGGGTGTGAGCCAGAATGACTTTTAACAATTATTTATTTGAATTACTTGGAAAACAGGAAGCTAAAAAACTGAAAGATGCACTGAAAAGTGGAAAGACAATCATCATTCAGGGAGAGCCGCAGACTGGAAAATCAACATTCCTGAAAGTGTTAACAAATGCCGGGTACCATGCTGTAGAGGATTTTAATACTTATGAAATTACATTAAAGGAACCTTTAAAGAACATGATACCAGACATGTTAGAGACTATTTCCTAAAGGCTGGTGATCGGCTGGAGATATTAAAAACCCAGTTAATGTCATTTGGGTTTCTTACTTTAAAACCGTGCTCAATCATGACTTCTTTGAAATCATCATTGGTGACATAGAACCCACATTCATCTGCTTCAAAGATGTGTTTCAAACCGTAGGAAGTTTTTCTATCATTGAAAGATTTAATGGGGATTAGGTTAAAAGTAATCCAGTCGTACAAAATATCGTGTTCTCTTTTAGTTAATTCCATGTTAAACACCTCCCTTCATAGGGAGTATACCACAACACAGAAAGGAAGTGAAAAGTTATGTCAGAAAAAGAAAAACAGATCATTCGTGACCTTGCCAAAAAGTTACCAGATATGACCGAGCGTGAGCGTGGTTATCTGGAAGGAACTATTGCAACAGCGGCGGCAATGAGTAAGAAAGACGAAAAGAAAGAAGGTCAGTAAATGAATAACATTCAGGTTTTCAATAACCCTGAGTTTGGTGATATCCGTACAGTAGAGATTGATGGTGAAGTATGGTTCGTTGGTAAAGATGTTGCGGCAGCATTGGGATATGGAAATGGAAAATCACTTGCCAACGCAGTTTCTAACCATGTTTTAGAAGAAGATAAAGGGGTCACTGAAATGGTGACACCTGGTGGAAAACAGAAAATGGTAGTTATCAACGAATCCGGCTTATACGCCCTTATCCTTGGTAGCAAGCTCCCATCTGCTAAACGTTTTCAGCATTGGGTTACATCAGAAGTACTTCCATCAATCAGGAAAACAGGTGCTTATGTTCAGCAGGAAATCAAGGTACCTGATGTATCACCAGAGTTGATAGTAAGATGTGCTGAAATCATATCAGCTTCATCCACAGACAAAATCCCATACGTGTTGGAGATTCTAAAGCACATCATCCCTGATATTGGTAACTCTGTATCAGCAGAGGTAACGAAAGCACCACGATTGAGTCAGGCAGGCTACACGGTACCATTTAACGGCGGTAAGTTGTTGGATGTACTGAATGCAAGAAATATGAGTATTGCAGAATTTGCAAGACTTGTGGGAATCAAAAGTGACAGAATTTATGAATATTGTGACGGACGAAGGAAACCCGGTACAGAGATACGCAATAAAATGTGTGCTGCGCTGGAACTTCCAGAAGGTTATTTTACTAAGAGGACCAGAAGAAAAAGATAAGTCCCACAGGAAGTACCAGTTCCCATGGGACAGCAACAAAAATAATTTCAGCTACATAGTAGCAGAAAGTGAGCAGGATTGCAATGAAAAAAATCATTTCAGCGTGGATTGAACAGTTCATTGAGTTTGATTCTGAAATGGAATTTGCGGTATTTGAACAGAAATTAAAGGACAGCAAGAAAGGTTACCGCATCATTCAGGCTCAGAAATGCTCAGATGGAAAATATAAGATCCATATTATGAGACAGTATAACAACAATAGTTTCCCGGAAGGCGGTGAGGATGAATGAAATTTGCTGAGAAATTAAAAAAGGCAATGCAGGAACTGAACCTGAACCAGCGGCAGGTGGTAACAATGACCGGGAAAAGTAAGGGTTCTGTGAGCCAGTATCTGTCAGGTAAACAGATCCCGTCAGAAGATGTCCAGAGTGCCATTGCTACGTCACTTGGTCTGGCTTCTGATTACTTCACCGGCATGGATAAGGAGCTTCAGGTTATGCCGCAGCTTGAAATCAGGGATGGCGTTATCCCGAGACTTGATGTGACGAAGGCGGCGAAACTGATGGGTATGAACCATAACACGGTCAGAAAAGGTTTACAGCAGGGTGTTTTTCCCTGGGGATATGCAGTACATACCTCTGACAACAGATGGTCCTATTTTATCAATGCAAAGAGATTTGCAGAAGTTGAGGGGATTGCCTTATGAACAAAATGAGAGAGTATGAAAGAGGTCGTGAAGACGGTCTTGATCTTGCCAGAAGAATTGTAAAGGAAGGTGGACTTGAAGCATTAGAGAGAGAATGTAAATTTCGTGGTGTGACCGGAATACATACTTCTCTGGCAGCTAAGGATTTGGATAAAGCATCACAGAAAATCAAGGAAATGACAATTGATACATTCACTATCTTATGTATTGCTGCCGTTCATGACGAATTTGGTTTCGGTGAGAAACGTTGCAGACGTTTGATTGCCAAGATGGAAGAAGGTGCTGAGTATCTCATGGATGATCTGGCAACCTGGGATGATTACATTAAAGAAATCAAAGAGCAGTTGAATATTGATCTGAGGATTAGATGGAATAATTAAAGGAGAAAAATGACAATGAGCGAACCAATTAAAGGCTATAAAGTATTTAACCCAGACTGGACTTGTAGAAACTTCCTGTACGAAGTAGGTAAGACATTTGAGGAAGATGTAACACCAAAATGTTGCAGCAGAGGTTTTCACTTCTGTACAAAAGCATCTGACTGTTTCAATTATTACAGTTTCAATCCTGAAAATAAGGTTGCAGAAGTTCTTGCACTGGGGACGGTTGATACTGAATCAGATGATACAAAATGTTGCACTAACAAAATCCAGATTGTACGTGAGATCAGCTGGCAGGAACTCTTGACAATTGTGAATACAGGAAAAGGTTGTACGGGTCTTTGCAACACCGGGGATTGGAACACCGGGGATTGCAACACCGGGAATCGCAACACCGGGAATCGCAACACCGGGAATCGCAACACCGGGGATTGGAACACCGGGGATTGGAACACCGGGGATTGCAACACCGGGGATTGGAACTTTTCTTCTTTTAATACTGGTTGTTTTATGACGAAAGAACAGAAGATTATGCTGTTCGATAAACCTACTGACTGGACTTACCGTGACTGGATCAATTCTGATGCACGTTATGCATTGGTTCATATTCCTAAGAATGTGGTTGAATGGGTTTCTTCATACGATATGACGGATGAAGAAAAAGAGAAATACCCAACTTATGAAACAACAGGTGGCTATCTGAAGGTTCTGGATGAATCAGAGTCAGCACAGATCTGGTGGGATGGTCTGACTGAGGGTGTCAAGAATACCATAAAGTCATTACCGAATTTTGATGCAGAAATTTTCAGAAAATGTACAGGAATCAAAGTAGAAAGTGAGGATAAAAAGTAATGAGTAAAGTTGTAGAAATGTTGAAAGAAAAAGGTATTGCTGAAAGAATCCAGCGTAACGTGGATAGAAGCGTTGCATTATTTGGGAAGGATGTACCACAGGAAGAAATTGACAAGTCTGTAAGAATAATTCTTGATTTTGAGTTACATAGAAATCCTGAACTTAGTGACGCATTTGCAGAGTATGCGCTTGATCTTGCAATGGATAGCGTAGTGAAAGAACTGGGAATCAAATACAATCCTGAAGCTGCAAAGAATCTGTCTGATTTTGATAAAGCAATGTATTCAGCAGTGGACAGGCTGGTAAAAACCATATGCCCGTTTTAAATTTTATGCCCCATCAGCAGCAGGCCCTTGACCAGACAGAATCATTCAACAGATGCGCATATTACTTGGACATGGGCCTTGGTAAAACTTTTGTCGGTGCAGAGAAAATGTACTTGCTGAATAATGACGTAAATCTGGTAGTCTGCCAGAAATCAAAGATTGACGACTGGCTGGATCACTTTGAAAAGTACTATCCAGATTATGAAGTGTTCAATCTGACAAAGAAAACACAGGCGGTACGGTTCCGGGAATTGATTGACGCCAGTGCCATCTATGACTATAAAAAACAGATTGTCGGTGTTATCAACTATGATTTGGTGTACAGGCGTTCATATATCACTCATATAAAGGATTTTACTTTGATGTTGGATGAATCTTCATTGATACAAAATGAGACTACACAGCGAGCAAAATTCATTCTGAGATTACAACCAGAAAGCGTTGTTCTGTTGTCAGGTACACCAACATCCGGTAAATATGAAAAGCTGTGGTCACAATGCAAGCTGCTGGGATGGGATATAAAGAAAAAAGCGTTCTGGGCTTCCTATGTAGATACAGAATGGGTAGAACAGGGACAGTTTAAACGGGAAGTTGTTACTGGGTATAAACACGTAGATCATCTGAAAAAGAAACTGGCACAGCATGGGGCAGTATTTATGAAAACGCAGGAAGTCATTGAACTGCCTGAACAGATTGAACAGAAGATTTATGTGAAACCTACCAAAGAGTACAGACATTTCATGAAAAATGGTTATCTGGTCTTAGATACATTAAATCTTATTCAGTTTAAAGATGATTCTGATTTTTATGGTAATGATGTAACACCCAGAGTTGAGTTGGTAGGTGATAACAGTCTTACCAAAACTTTATATGCAAGACAGCTGTGCGGTCAGTGGCATAAGGAAAAATTAGAAGCATTCAGGGATTTACTGGAATCAACAGAAGACAGGGTGATTGTTTTCTACAATTTTAATGAGGAACTTACAAGGCTAAGGAAAATATGTGAAGCACTTGACCGGGAAGTAAGTTTTGTGAATGGTTCAGGGCGTTCAATGTATGCCTATGAGTGTGTAGAGAACAGCGTGACATTTATTCAGTATCAGGCCGGTGCAATGGGTGGAAATTTTCAGAAAGCAAATAAGATCATTTACTACACCCTGCCACTTGGCAAAGGATCCTGTGATTTATGGGAACAGTCAAAGAAACGTATTCACCGTATAGGACAGGATAAAAGTTGCTTTTATTACTACCTGCTGGTGAAAGGCAGTTTTGAGGAAAAGAATCTTGCAGCATTGAGAAAGGGGAAGGAACTGACAGATGAGTTGTTTGAAAAATAGAGTTTTAAAGCTGATTACACTTATCAATGGTATCTCATTTTTATATTTTGGTAGTCTGTTAGATTCCTATTCCTGGATTCCTGGGATCATTTGCTGTATCAACTTTGCATGGTTGACACTGTTTGCTTATGCGAACGGATATACATATAAATCTGAGAAGGGAGAAGAAATGGAAGAAATCAAAGAACAGAGAAAGACAGTTTGTGAATTTCTGACGGGTGACAAACGGACAGAATACATAGCTGACATTACGGAATTGGTGTACAACCTTATTTCTGGGATATGTGATGTTTCAGACAAATATCAGGTTGACCGTGACAGTTCAATGGAATATGCGGCTAGTATTATTACTGAAATTGCAACAACTGCATCCATTCAGAAATTTGAAACAGAACTTGTGAAAAGAGGTGAGTAACACGGCAGCAGAGAAGAACTTTGAAAATAAGGTGAAAACCTTCCTGAAGGGAAAAGGATTCTGGTTCCTGAAATACTGGGGTGGTGCAGCTTATACCAAAAGTGGGATTCCTGATTTACTGGTGTGTATGTATGGTAGATTCCTTGGACTTGAGGTAAAAGCACCGAGAGGGGAACCATCAGAGTTACAGCTTTACAATCTTGAAAAAATCAGAAAAGCTGGTGGACGTGGGATTTTACTGTACCCAAAAGATTTTGATAATTTCAAGGAATTTGTAGCAGATACTGAAAAGGGAAATTCATGGTACTTGGACAATATTGAGTTTCAGGATCAGTGGAAAGAAAAATTAAGAAAGAGAGGATAAATAAACATGGCAAAAAAGAAAGTTGAAGAAATGACAGCAGAGCAGGTTGCAACAGGTACATTAGAAAATGAGGTTGCAGAAGGGGCGAATGAGAAAGCAACTGCGGTTGAATACAATTACCCGGATATTATCAGGGAAGAACTGATTAAAACCGGGCGTGATGGAGTCCTTGACCTGATTGAGTATATGAGAGAGTGCGGATTTTTTGAAGCCCCTGCATCTGGTGGAAACCATTCACATGAAAAAGGTGGACTGGCGGCACATTCAGTAAATGTAATGTTTACTGCTGAAAAAATCGGTGTCTCCCTGCTGGGTGGTGCAGGTTACAACAAAATCAAGGATAGTGTAGTGATTGCCGCCTTATTGCATGATCTCGGTAAATGCGGCGATTATGGAAAACAGATGTACATTCCTAACATCCTGAAATCCGGTAAACAGTCAGATGCTAAACCATGGAAACGTAATCCGTCACTGTTACCGTTGGATCACGCAACCAGATCCATTAAACTTGCAACCCTGTTCATTGATCTGACAGAGGATGAAGAATTTGCTATCAGATATCATGACGGACTGTATGAAACTGCAAACTATGGTGTCAAGGGGCATGAAACACAGCTTTATATGATCCTTCACTGGGCTGATATGTGGGCCAGTAAGGTCATTGAGGGTAATAACAATCCAGAGGATGAAGAATAAGAAAGAGAGGTATAAGAATTATGGCACAGAAAGTATTAATCATGGGTGAGTCTGGTACAGGTAAAAGTACCAGCATGAGAAATTGTGATCCGGCTATTACAGCAGTAGTAAATCCAGTAGGTAAACCATTACCATTCAAGAATCATTTTGAAACACTGGATAATGTGACAGATGCAAGAGAAATTATCAAGTACATGAAGGAACAGGTCAAAGCTGGTAAAAAGCTGATCGTGGTTGATGATTTCCAGTATATCCTTGCCATCCCTTACATGAACAGAATCAAGGAAACTGGATGGGACAAGTACAATGATTTCGGTGCAAATTACTTTGAGATCATTGATGTGTGCAAAGACTTACCGGATGATGTGGTAGTTGCTTATATGACCCATCTGGAAACTCTGGACAATGGACTGACTACAGTTAAGCTGATCGGAAAACTGTTAAGAGAGAAGATCACTATTGAAGGACTGTTTACAATCGTTCTGAGAACTGGTGTATATGAAGCTAAATATTACTTTTACACTCAGAACAGCGGAAAAGATACAGTTAAGTCACCTCTTGGAATGTTCCAGAATTACGCCATTGATAATGATCTGAACTATGTGTACGACAAGATTAAAAATTATTATGAACTGGGTACATATAAGTCAGATGAAGAAATGGACAAAGAGGACCAGAAAGTAGCAGGTGATATTGAAAAACCGGATGCTTCCGGCAGACGTTCCAGAACCAGAAAAGCAGAACAGAAAGCAGAACCAGTTGAAAAAGCTGAAAAGACTACAAGAACACGCAAGAGCAGGGCTGAGGTAGAAGCTGAAAACCATGAGAAACTTGTGGAGTATCAGGAAAAAGTAGATGAAGCAATTCAGGAAGCAGCAGGTGATTCTGAAGAAGTTGATTTTGATGTTGCGGCAGAAGCGGCTGCAAGTGTACCTGCCCCTGAGTTACAGAAACCACCAAGAAGAACACGCAAGGAAAGAAAGACCGCTGAACAGACAGTTGAACAGTCTGAACCAGTTCAGGAAGAACCAGAAGTTACTGAGTCTGAATCTGATAAAATGGATGCCACACCAGAAACTGAAGGTGCAATGAATGCACCGGAACCACCGGTCAGAGGGCAGAGAAGACGCAGAACCAGACAGTAATCAGATAACAAATAAATTTATATAAATGAAAGGTTAAATAGGTGAATTATTATGGCAGTAGATTTCAGTGCATTTGACAAGAAAGTTGATCTTGACGCATTACAGGAAGAAGTAAAGAATGCAGATCTTTCTTCATTTGAGGATGTCCCGGACGGTACTTATATTGTTGGCTTCGATAAAATGGAAATTAAGCCGACAAAAGCGAAAGACAAGCTGATGTTTGCGGTACAGTGCAAGATCAAAGAAGGTCCGCATAAAGGCAGACTGCTGTTTTTCAATCGTGTAATCTCTGGAAACAAGACTTCTGAAAAATGGAATGATGGTAAGGCTATCAAGTCCGTTTGCACATGGCTTGACAAGCTGGAAACAGAAACCGTACCGGAATTTTACAATTATTCTGACTTTGCTGATTGTGTTCTTGACATCTTTCAGGAAGTGCAGGGAAAGGTTGAAGCTGAGGTTGATTGGGCTGCGAAAGATTTCAACCCTATCACTATCAATGAGGTGTTTGACTGCTAATTAAGTTATGGGTGGGATAGCAATATGTTATTCCACCCGGTATTTGAAAAGGTGACTGGTTAATTATATGAGATGGAAAGATATATCAGAGCTGAATAATGAAAAGGTAAGTAAGGAAGTTCTTGTGAAGGTAGGTCTTTTTGGCAGCGAAACAGCTGATTGTACAAAGTATGCGTTGGGGTTGTTCACACCAGATGATGGGAAAATACACTGGATAGCATACACTGGGAGAATAAAAAACTATAAAGCATTAAAGTATATCTGTATTTCAGATATAGAGTAGTGGTGATTATATGATATTTTACGATTTTGAGGTTTTTGAACGTGACTGGCTTGCAGTTTTTATTGATGTGACGAATCAAAAAGAACACGTGATAATCAATGACAAGGATAAGTTAAGAGCCTTATATGAGCGAAATATGAGCAATATATGGGTTGGATTTAACAACCGTCATTATGACCAATACATCATGAAAGGGATTCTGTTGGGGTTGGATCCAAAGAAGATCAATGACTGGATCATCATTCAGGGAAAAGAAGGATGGCAGTATTCAAGAGTATTTAATAAACTTCCAATGATAAATTATGATGTTATGCCTAACCCACCTGTTGGTCTGAAGACCATGGAAGGTTTCATGGGTAGTAATATCAAGGAAACAGAAGTACCCTTTGATATCAAAAGAAAGCTGACTGAGAAAGAAATAGAACAGACAGTTTTTTACTGCCGGCATGATGTTGAAGAAACTATAAAAGTATTTCTGGAAAATGTAGATGTATTTAATGCCATGCATGGAATTGTGCAGGCGTTCCCGGAATATGTGAGTCTATCCGATATCGGCAGCAGTGAAGCCAGAATTACAGCAAAAGTTCTTGGGTGTACAAAACAGGACTTCAATGATGAATTTGATTATTTCTTTCTTCCGTGTCTGAGACTGAACAAATACAAATATGTTCAGGATTGGTTCAGTACAGCGGTAAAAGACTGTACTGAAGAAATGAAGATAAATTATACAAAAGCCAAAGAAAACTATGAGAAAGCCAATAGTATAAAGCTGAAAAAGAAATGGAAGTCAGAGATGGAAAAGTGTGACTGGACAGATTCTTTTCGGTGGCAGAAATATTTTTATAACCGTTCACTGGAAACGGTAGTTGCTGGGATTCCTCATACATTTGGCTTCGGTGGTTTGCATGGTGCAACTGAAAAACCAATTCATAAAACAGGGCAGATATTACACGTTGATGTGAACAACTACTATCCTTCAATGCTGATCGCATGGGGACTTGTCACCAGGGCAGCAGGTAATGACAACTATCCGAAGGTATACGTGACCAGAAAGAAAATGAAGAAAGCGCAAGTTCAGGCAGCAAAAGCTGGTAATAAACCACTGGCTAAACAATGGAAAAAGGCCCAGTTACCATACAAAAAAATGCTTAATGCACTGTCAGGTGCCATGAAAGATAAAACGAACCCTGCATATGATCCACGAAATAACAACTGCATGTGTATCAATGGTCAGCTTATGTTGCTGGATCTGATTGAACATCTGGAAGTAATACCTGGGTTTGAATTGATCCAGTCAAATACGGATGGTCTTATTATCTGGATTCCTGACACTGATGAAGCGTTTGAAATGGTTGATGATATCTGCTGGGAGTGGGAACAGCGTTGCAGTACAGATAAATGTTCTATCCTGTTGGAACTTGACAATATTTCTGAAATCTATCAGAAGGATGTAAACAATTACTTATGGATTTCTGCTGATGGTGATGTAGAAAGAATCGGCAAGTATCTGAAAGGTCTTTCAGCGGTTGATTATGATCTTCCAATTCTGAATAAAGCCCTTGTTGATTACATGGTCAAAAAGATACCAGTGGAACAGACAATAAACCAATGTGATGATTTGAAAGAGTTTCAGAAGCTGGTGAAACTGTCAGATAAATATTCACATGTAGAACATGAACACTGTATACCTGTCCAGCGTGTTGAGGGTGTCAGGGTAAAACACACATATTACGATTATCCTAAGACTCAGCGGTATACATATAAGTCTTACCGGGTATTTGCTTCAAATGAGTTGCAGGATGGTAGGATATTAAAGTGCGGCGGTTCACGTGGTAAACCTGAAAAGTTCGCAGATACACCAGATCATTGCTTTATATACAATGATGATGTAAATGGGGTAAAAGTACCGCAGAACCTGGACAAACAGTGGTATATAGACTTAGCAAAAAGAAGATTGAAACAGTTTGGTATTGCAGCATAGTACCGGAAAGGTGGGGATGATGGCAAATGCTCAAATGACAAAAGTGCAAATGTGGAATAGATACAAAGCATTAAAGAAAAAAGATTATAACTGGACATGTATATGTCCGGTATGCAGTAAACAGATATATGAAAAGGATCCTGATATTGAATATGTAAAAACAAAGCGTGGGACTGAGATTTTTATACATACGCAATGTATCAAAGAATGGGACAAGTAGGTGGTTGATGGATGCTCTATAAAGGATATATTGAAACCAAAGGAAAAGCAGCAGTTGAAAAATTTAAGAATAAGACTAGGTTTAAGACTTATGAGCAGGTGAGGAATCTTCCCGGTTTCGGGGGCGTTCTGGAAAATGACACTATCCTGATAGACATTGATGATTATGAACAGTCAGAAATCATGATGGATATTGTTGAAGACTATCAGCTTGATTGCAGAGTATACCAGACTACCAGAGGAAAACACTTCCTGTTCAAAAATCATCAGGTAACAAGGAACCACACACATGTGCCGCTTGCTATTGGGCTGACAGCAGACATCAAATGTGGAACCAGAACATCATATGAGGTTATCAAGATCAATGGTGAAGAACGTTTCATTGAATGGGATATTGAAGAAGGTGGTACATATCAAGAGTTACCGAAGTGGATGCTTCCTGTAAAGGCTGCTACTGATTTCTTGGACATGGATGCAGGAGATGGTAGGAATCAGGCTCTGTTCAACTACATTCTGACACTTACAGCAAATGGTTTTACGGTGGATGAAACAAGGGAAGCTATCAGGATCCTGAATAAATATGTCCTGAAAGAATCACTTTCTGATGAAGAACTGGAAGTGATTCTTAGGGATGAAGCCTTTCAGAAGCCTGTGTTCTTCAATGGTACTACATTCTTATTTGAACGTTTTGCAGATTGGCTAAAAAGTAACTGTAATGTAGCCAGAATCAATGGTCAGCTTCATGTATATGAAGATGGGATTTATCAGGTAGGGTACCGGGAGATTGAGAAGGTGATGATCCAGCAGATACCGAACCTGAAGAAGACGCAACGTCGGGAAGTGTTAGACTTGTTGGAATTAATAGCCGAAGAAAAAACGGCAGCAGATGCCCGTTATATAGCGTTCCAGAACGGTATTTACGATATTGTTACAGATCAGATGCAACCGTTTACTTCTGATTTGGTTATCACAAATAAGATACCGTGGGACTATAACCCGGATGCTTACAATGAACTGGCAGATGATACATTGAACAGGCTTGCCTGTAATGATCCGGTTATCAGAATGTTGTTGGAAGAAGTTATTGGTTATTGCTTTTACAGAAAGAATGAATTAGGGCAGGCGTTTATGCTTACTGGTGATAAAGCAAATGGAAAGTCTACATTTATAAGCTGCATAAGAACAATTCTCGGTGAAGCAAACACATCTGCATTGGATCTGAAAGAACTGGGGGACAGGTTCAGTACATCTATGATATTCGGAAAGCTGGCAAATTTAGGTGATGATATCGGTGATGATTTCTTGCAAGGTTCTCAGGTGGCAGTATTTAAGAAAATTGTTACTGGTGACAGAATCAAGGCTGAAAGAAAAGGTCAGGATCCGTTTGAATTTAACCCATACACAAAGCTACTGTTCAGTGCCAATGATATTCCAAGAATGAAAGATAAAACAGGTGCAGTTCTCAGACGTTTAGTTATTATCCCATTTAATGCAAGATTCTCAAAGTATCTGGAAGATGGGGTTACCATTGATCCTAAATTCCGTCCTTATATTAAGTATGAACTGAATGAACAAAGTTCAGTAGAATACATGATTAAAATTGGTATTGAAGGATTGAAGAGAATCATTGAAAATAATGGTTTCACTAAATCAAAGAAAGTTCAGGAACAGCTGGATGAATACGAAAATGAGAACAACCCTATTAAAGCATTCATTGAAGATAATAGCATTGAAAGTATTGAGAACGAAGCAACAGCAGACGTATATAAAAGATATCAGGTATTCTGTGCAGATAATAATATGCAACCTATGGGTAAGATTGTATTCAGTAAGCAGATCAAGAAAAGACTTCACCTTGAAATTATATCCAGCAGAATAGATAACACGGTCAGAAAGATATTTGTAAGGGAGTGATAAAGATATGATTGATAAGACATGTCGGACATGTATTGACAACGAAGATGGTTTTTGTGATTGCAAGGGAATCTTAGTAGATGATGAGGATTCCTGTGAAAAACATAGAGAAGATTGGCGTGACAGATTACTGGATCATTTTCTCAGAGGTCACGGAGGAAAAAGATGAGACAAATACAGATTCTTGAGTTATTTGGTGGTATAGGTTCGCCACGTGTTGCATTAAGAAATATGGGAATACCTGTAAAAGCAATAGATTATGTAGAAATTGATGAAAAAGCTGTACGTTCATATAATGCCATATTTGCTGATGATTTACCGTATAAGATACAAAATGTCACGGGGTGGAATCTGCGTCCTGATATTTTAATTCATGGTTCACCTTGTCAGGATATGAGCATTGCCGGACATCAAGGAAAAGCAACAGCGGTCAATGGGAGAATTAATAAGGGTAAAGGAGCTGATGAAGGTTCAGGGACAAGATCATCATTGATGTGGGAAACAGTACATATCATTGAGCAGATGGGGGAATGGAAGCCCACAGTGGTTATATGGGAAAATGTGAAGAACGTTCTGTCAAAGCATATGGTCTACAATTTTAAAAAATACCTATCTTACATGGAGAGATTGGGATATTCTAATAATTACAAAGTCTTGGACGCACGAGATTACGGAGTACCACAGGCAAGGCAGAGGTGCTTTACAGTGTCAGTTTTAGGAAATCATCCTTTTGATTTTGAATTGATGCGTAAAAGATCGATGAAGGATATTTCAAACTTTCTTGAATCTGGAGTTATTCCAGATTGTTATATCGTTACGCAGCCAAGTGTGTATAATTCGATTGGTAAGAAAGGAATAAGGCGGGCAACGGTCATAGAAAAATATGCAAATACAATTACTACACGCCAAGACAGAACACCGGCCCAAGTAATAGCCCTTGGTAACGGCAAATACAGATATTTGACGGAACTGGAATGCTGGCGTTTAATGGGATATTCTGATAAAGATTATTATGCGGCTGAAGCGGCATGTAAAGGAAGTCCGGGACGAATGAACCGAACGTTGTACCATCAGTCCGGTAATTCAATAGTAGTACCAATATTTGAAGAAATGTTCAGAGTAATAATACATGATATTTTAAAAGAATAAACAGAGGGGTGGTTGTATGAGTTATAAAAATAGTGAGGGTTATTCAGATCCGACAGCAGGTGTTGCAATGGGATCTGCCAAGAAACAGGAGCAGGAGATTGACAAGCTGAACCATAAGGTTATGCAGTCGTTCAGACTGCTGCTTGATCTGGCAGGATTTGAGATTGTCGGACGTGTCACACTGAGACATAAGAAATCAGGGCGTATCTTTAAGTAGGAAAGAGGTGTTGTGGAATGACCGCAAAAGAGTATCTGAACCAGATCAGGGAGAAAGATGCAGCCATAAACAGAATGATACGGCAGAAAGAAAACTTAAAAGGTATGCTGTATACTATTGGTAGTCCTGGTACTGGTGAAAAAGTGCAGACCAGTAAATCTGGAAGTAGTCGTTATGAAGAACTGTTTGCAAAGATTTCAGAAAAAGAGGATGAAATCAATAATAAAATTGATGATCTGGTTGGACTGAAGATAAGAATTTGTGAACAGATTAATGAGTTACCGGATGATGTACATATCTCTGTTTTATATGAAAGATATGTTGAACTGAAAAGCTGGAACCAGATATCTGATGATATGAATTACAATGTGAGATATTTATTTCATATTCATGGAGCGGCATTGAACGAATTTTATCAGATGTATGAGCAGGAAATAAATGCAGATGTATAACAAACATTGAGGGTTGGTGTAGTGCTGACCCTCTGTTTTTATGTTTTTGTAACTAGTTTGGGCGTTTGTAACTAGTTTGTAACTGGTTTTGTAACTCATTTATCCCTTGATTTTACTGGATGTAACTAATGTAACTAATTTTTTCAATGTTCTTATTATATTATTTTTTTATAATGTATATCAGTAAGAAGTAATAAAAATAATATATATATAATAGTATATAGTAAAAATTAGTTACATTAGTTACAAAAATGTCGGAAACCCAGTAAAATCAAGGGCTGAGAGTGTAACTGGTTAGTGTAAAATGAGTTACAAACTGGTTACAATTGGTTACAAAACTAGTTACATCAGAAAATAAATGACATAATCTGAGTCAGAGTTGATATAAAAGCAGTCTGATTTGACTTGAATATGAGTCAGGAAAGCTGATATTGTGTAGACTGTTCAATCAGACATGAAGCGCATCCTTTTGTCATGGGGATGTGCTTTTTACTTTGTCCGGGAAATTAGCTGTTTACTCCTTTACAGCTTCCCGGACTTTTCGATATACAAAACCGACGAATGAGAGGTGGTGGGGCTTGGCAAGAGCACCAGATCAGAGAATAGAACAAGCTAAAGAATTATATGAAAAAGGTCTGAAATTAATAGATATATCCAAACAACTTGGAGTTCCAGAAGGAACGGTTCGACGATGGAAATGTACCCATAAATGGGATAGTGAACGTTCGGATAAAAAAAGCGAACGTTCGGAAAGAAAAAAAGGTGGTCAGCCGGGAAATAAAAATGCAGCCGGTGGACCACCGGGAAACAAGAAAGCTGAGAAGTATGGATTCTTTTCAAAATACTTGCCGGATGAGACGAAAGAGATTTTTGACGCAATTGAACATGCAGATCCGCTGGACCTGTTGTGGCACCAGATACAGATTGCATATGCTGCCATTGTGAGAGCACAGCGGATAGCTTATGTTAAGGATCACCAAGATAGAACCATCAACAAGATTGGTGAGAAAGATGGTGAGACTGTATCAGAGGAACGTTGGGAAGTACAGGAAGCATGGGACAAGCAGAATAATTTCTTAAAGGCACAGGCAAGGGCGCAGGCTGAATTAAGCCGCATGATAAAGCAGTATGACGAAATGCTTCATGCAAACTGGGAACTGGCTACTGAAGAACAGAAGACAAGGATCCAGTCAATGAAAGCAAAAGCCCAACTGAATGATGTTGAAGAAACAGCAGATGATGGATTCCTGGAAGCATTAAATTCTTCTGCTACTGAGGATTGGAATGATGAAGAAACAGGTATTTAAGTTTCAGCCATTCTCAAAGAAACAACGCAAGGTATTGAATTGGTGGTGTGATAACTCACCTGTAAAAGATGCAGATGGAATAATTGCAGATGGTGCTATTAGATCAGGAAAGACAATATCAATGTGCTTATCATTTGTCATGTGGTCAATGTCCAATTTTGACGGGCAAAACTTCGGCATGTGTGGTAAGACTATCGGATCATTCAGGCGAAATGTGCTGTTCTGGCTGAAGCTGATGTTGAGAAGCAGGGGTTATTCTGTTACGGATCACAGGGCTGATAACCTTCTGGTAGTCAGTCGTGGGGATGTAGAAAACTTTTATTATATCTTCGGTGGTAAAGATGAAAGGTCACAGGATCTGGTGCAGGGTATCACATTGGCTGGTGTGTTCTTTGATGAAGTGGCATTGATGCCGGAATCATTTGTCAATCAGGCTACTGGACGTTGTTCGGTTGATGGCTCAAAGATGTGGTTCAACTGTAACCCTGACGGCCCGTATCATTGGTTCAAACAGAACTGGATTAACAAATGCAAGGAAAAGAACATCCTGTATCTGCATTTTACAATGGATGATAACCTGTCATTGTCTGAGAAAATCAAGACAAGATACAGGAGCATGTACACTGGGGTGTTTTACAAGCGGTACATCCTTGGGTTATGGGCTGTTGCTGAGGGAATTATTTATGATATGTTCAGTGAAGATGAACATATTGTCAAATATGATGAAATAAAAGGTAAACTGATAAATAATCCTTCATGCAGATATGTGTCATGTGACTATGGTACCCAGAATGCTACTGTATTCCTGCTGTGGAATAAAGCCACTGATGGGAATTGGTACTGCATCCGGGAATATTACTATTCAGGACGTGACAAGTCAAAACAGAAAACTGATGCAGAATATGCAGAAGACTTGAAAAAGTGGCTGGGTGATACCAAAATCAGAGCAATGATTGTGGACCCATCAGCTGCTTCTTTTATTGCGGAACTGAGAAAACGAAAATATAAAGTACTGAAAGCAAGAAATGATGTACTGGATGGTATCAGGCTGGTTGCTACACTGCTGAACCTTAAAAAGCTGTTCTTCTGCAATAGCTGCGAAAACACTATTGCTGAGTTTCAGTCATACATCTGGGATGAAAAGGCGGCAGACAGGGGAGAAGATAAACCAGTGAAACAGCACGATCATGCAATGGATGCTGTCAGATACTTTGTTTATACGATTTTGAGTAATCAGCTGGCAAAGCTGAAAACTATGAAAGGTTGATAGTTATGCATGTATTTACATTACCAGCTGAGGACTGGAATGAATTGAGTATTGATAAGCAGGTTATCCGACACCTGATATTAAAACACAGGAGTTTTGTGGATCACCTGATTACTCTTGAAGACTACTATGAGGGAAAACATAAGATCCTGAATGATAAGAACCGGGAGAACAAACTGGTATGCAACCATGCAAAGGATATTTCTGATACTGCCAGTTCATACTTTATCGGTAACCCGGTTACATATAAGGCACAGACAGATATCACAGACCTGACGGATAAGTTAGAATACGCCGGAGCAGATGAAGCTGACGGTGACAACGGTCTGGACTTATCTATTTTTGGCAGGGCTTATGAATACATCTACACCAAAAAAGATGAAACAGACCTGATGATAAAGAATTTGTCACCAGCGAATACCTTTGTTGTGTATGATGATACGATTGAGCAGAATGAACTGTTTGCTGTATATTACTATGCAAAACGTGATGATTCTGACCGGACAGATATAAAGTATATTGCTACTGTAGTTACGGAACATTATAAGTACATCCTGAATATTCAGAATATTGATGGTATTCAGCCCACCTATGAACAGGCTGAACCACATTATAAAGGTGAAGTTCCCATCATTGAGTATCTAAACAACAAGATGGGACTGGGTGATTTTGAACTTCAGATACCATTAATTGATGCATACAACGCATTAATGAGTGACCGTGTGACGGACAAGGAACAGTTTATTGATGCGATCCTTGCTATATATGGAACACTGTTATCAGATGGTGATGAGTATGACGAAGAAGGGAACAAGATCAGTGATTCTGCTGACGAAGCACAGGAAGAACTGAAGAAAAAGAAGATTCTGGAACTGCCTGACGGTACAAAAGCAGAATACCTGACAAGAACCTTTGATGAAAACGGCGTTGAGATCCTGAAGAAAGCTATTGAGCAGGATATCCATAAGTTTTCACATATCCCTTGTATGTCGGATGAGAGTTTTGGTGGTAATGTTTCCGGGGTGGCTATGGAATTTAAGCTGCTGGGGATGGAAAATATAACCAAGATCAAGACCCGGTATTACAAAAAGGGTCTGAGAAAGAGACTGAGGATATTTGCTAATTTTTATGCAAATAAGGGAATCAGTTTTGATGTTGCCGGTATTGTTCCTACATTTACCAGGGCATTACCGAAGAATCTGTTAGAGATCAGTCAGATTGTATCTAATCTGTGGGGTAAGGTTGGAAAGAAAACGTTACTGGCCCAGATTCCTTTTGTGGATGATCCAGAAGAAGAACTGAAGACTGTGGAGAAAGAAGCAGAAGATGATTTGAAACGGCAGCAGGAAATGTTTTCTATGACAGCAAACACGCCGCCGGATGATACAGATACATCTGATTCTGATGAGCCTGATAGCAGTCAGGATGATAAAAAGGATCCTAAAAAGAAAGATGGAAAGGTAAATGAATAATGAACGATACTGGATAGATAGGGCAAATTATCTCATATATCATCATATGAGTGACGCTGAACAGACAGCGGATGAAATAGCCACGTTATATAGAAAAGCGTCTAAATGGCTGATATATGAAGCTAGCAAGATATTTGACAGGTATCAGAACAGTCATGGCCTGACAGAAGCAGAAGCAAGGCGGCTGATTAGTCAGTTACAGGATTCTTCTTCATTGGAAGAACTGAAAAGACTGTTAGAGCAGGATGGAAGAAACCGGGAAATACTGGCACAGCTGGATGCACCAGCGTATCAGTTCAGAATTGACCGATTAAGACAGATACAGAATCAACTTGATATTGTGATGAACAATGTTTACCAGCAGGAAAAAATACTTGCTGGTGATTTTTTTGTGGATCTGGCGAATGATTCTTATTACAGACAGATTTATGAGATACAGCACAATACATCATATGCTTTCAGTTTTGCTCATATAGACAGGAAACAGATTGATAAAGTTATTTCTATGCCTTGGAGTGGAAAACACTATTCTGAACGTCTGTGGAAGAATAGTAAAACACTGACAAAAGCAATTAAAGAAGAACTACTGATTGATCTGATTACTGGGCGGCCTGAAAATGAAGCCGTGAAAATTATTGCAAATAAATTTGACCAGGGGATTTTTGAAGCAAGGCGTTTGGTTCGCACAGAAGCAGCGTTTGTTTCCGGGGAACTGAATGCAGAAGCATATGAAGAATGTGATCTGCAAAAGTATCAGTTTCTTGCGACTTTGGACTTGCGTACATCTGAGATATGTCGGTCACTGGATGGGAAAAGGTTTTTCCTGAAGGACAGGCAGGTTGGAAAGAACTATCCACCTATGCATCCGTGGTGTAGAAGTACCACTATTGCAGTCATATCAGAGGATGATATAAAAAAACTGAAAAGACGAGCACTGAACCCGGAAACGGGCAGAACTGAACTTGTTCCAGCTTCCATGACTTATGAGGAATGGTATAAAAAATATGTAAAAGATAACCCGAAGGCGAGAGGGCAGGAAAAGGCAATACAAAATAAGGCTTCTGACCAAGCGCAATATCAGAAGTATAAGAAATCGGGTATTGATGGTGTACCTGCATCATTTACAGGGTTCCAGAAACTAAAATACCAGGAGCCTGAGAAGTGGGAGCTGTTGAAGAAGGATTATAGAGAAAGGAAAAAACAATAATGAAATTTTCAGAAGCATTTAAACTCATGAAGCAGGGGGCTAAAGTAAAACTTCCGGGATGGGGTGGATTTTGGTATTGGGATGCAGAGAAAGAAACCATCATGATACAGTGCAGACCTCAGGACAGTGATACTCAGGGCGATTTACTTGACATCAGAGAAACCCAAAGAGTTGAATATACCACTATGAATATGCAGTCTAACGAATGGATTATTGCAGACAGAACAAACTGCCCGATACTCGGCGGTGAAGCAACATTTTCCTTCGGAGAAGCGATTAAGTACCTGAAAAAAGGTATGAAAGTAGCGAGAAAAGGATGGAATGGTAAAGGAATGTACTTATTTCTTGCAGATGGAGAAGATTTGACATCTTGTCTTTCCTCCGGGGATTTTGAGTGTACAAGTTCTGTGTGTATGAAAACAGCGCAGAATAACATTTGCGTGGGATGGTTAGCGTCACAGGCTGATATGCTTGCAGAAGATTGGGTATTTGCAAAATAACAGAAAGGAGAAATACCAATGGTAAAAGTTAAATGTATTCAGAGATTTAATGATGTAACTCAGCCAGTTGAGAAGATGCAGCGTTTTCCAGGTGCAGTCTGGGAAGTAACAGAAGAAAGAGCGAAACATCTTGTGGCTGAAGGAGTGGTTGAAATTGTGACAGAGAAAACAACCACAGCGAAAGCACTTGAGAAGTAGAGACCTGAGTGTCTTTTTATTTTGTCTTTTTTCAGCAGACGTTAAAGAACTGTAAATCTAAGACGAATGACCCAGGCCCATTACGGGAATAGGTTGGGCGGAAAGGATAAATATGAGAAATAAAGTTTTTAGAGCATTTACACAGTGCAGATGCAAGGTTCCTATGAATTTACAGCTTTTTGCAGAAGGAGATGGTGCTGGTTCCGGTGATGATTCTGGTAACGGCGGTGGATCCGGTAGCGGTGAAGGTGATGATAGTGGGTCTGGTGATGATAAACCACAGTCATTTGATGATTTCCTGAAAGGGGAAGGGAACCAGGCAGAATTTGACAGAAGAGTCAACAAAGCAATTCATACTGCTGTTCAGAAAGCACAGGAAAAATGGGAAGCTCTGACAAACGATAAGTTGTCAGAAGCTGAAAAGCTGGCGAAAATGAACAAAGATGAAAAGGCGCAGTATATGCAGCAGAAAAAAGAAAAAGAACTTGCTGACAGAGAAGCAGCAATCACAAAGAGTGAGTTGAAAGCAGAAGCAAAAAATACACTTGCTGAAAAGAAACTTCCACCTTCTCTTGCTGATCTCCTTGTATATACAGACGCTGACAGCTGCAATAAATCCATTGCAACTGTAGAAAAGATTTTTCAGGAAGCTGTTGAAGCAGCAGTTCAGGAAAAATTAAAAGGCGGCGACCCTCAGAAGAAGGCACCGGAAGGTAACAAAGAACTGGAAGCGCAGGTTGAAAAATTAATGCGTGGATATTAAAGAAAAGGATAGGTGAAATATATGGCTATTAATACTTTAGCAACTGAAACCCTGTTTCAGCGTACTCTTGATAAGTTAGCTGTACAGGAAGCTGTAACTGGTTGGATGGATGCCAATGCAGGACAGGTTATTTACAGCGGTGGTAAAGAAGTAAAGATCCCGAAACTGTCTGTTCAGGGACTCGCAAACTATGACCGTGACAACGGGTATGTTATGGGTGGTGCTACTATGGCATACGAAACACTCACAATGACACAGGACAGAGGACGTAAATTCCAGCTTGACGCAATGGATATTGACGAAACTGGTTTTGTGACAACTGCCGCTGCGGTTATGGGAGAATTTCAGAGAGTGCATGTGGTACCTGAGATTGATGCATACCGTATTTCTAAGTTGGCATCTACTGCGGTCACTGCAAAAAAAGCAGGTATGGTGACTTATGGGTATACACCGGGAGCGGCGAACACATCTGCCCTCAGAAAAGCAAAAGAAGGTATCAAGGCTGTTCGTGATTGCGGATACAATGGTCCGCTCGTTATTATGGCAACCTCTGATTTCATTACTGAATTGGAACTGGAACTCGCTGGTAAGATTACAGCAATGACATTTTCTCAGGGTGGAATCAATACGCAGGTACCATCTATTGACGGTGTACCATTTATTTCTGTACCGTCAAACAGAATGTATTCTGCAATTACCCTGTATGACGGTAAAACAAAAGGTCAGGAAGCAGGTGGTTATATCAAAGGCACTACTGCAAAAGACATCAACTTTATCGTTACTGCAAGAACTACACCGATTGCGGTAACAAAACAGGACAAAATGAAAATCTTTACACCGGATCAGAACCAGGATGCAGATGCTTGGAAGATGAATTATCGTAGACATCATGATCTGTGGGTGCTTGAAAACAAGATTGATTCTGTATTTGTATCAATCAAAGACGCTGAGTGAGGGGATGTAAATGATTCTGATTAAGGAAAATGTTGAAAGAATCATTGATGATGATTCACAGGGAATTATTGACCAGCTGTTATTAGATGGCTGGTCAAAAGTCCCTGTTGTAACTGATTCCAAACCAAAAAGAAAAGGAAAAACAGAAAATGGGGTGAATGCGGATGGTAAGACCGTCTGATGTGCGTATTGTAGAGAAGTTGACAGGTGAACAGGATGAAGAACTGATTGCTGTTCTTCTTGATGATGCAGAATCTTTCGTATTGGCTTATACAATGCGTACAAAAATCATACAGCCACTTGAAAAGCCTGTTCGTGATCTTGCCGTGATTGCTCTAAATCGTATGGGGACAGAGGGTGAAAACAGTAGGTCAGAGGGTGGAGAAACCTATAACTTCAATGACGCACCGAAGCAGATTTTTGACACCCTTAATCGTTATCGTATTTGCCGGGTAGGTGGTAAGGTTTATGAGAATAAAAAGAAGTAGACTAAACACATTTTATCTGAAAAAGAGAATCTCAAAGAAAGATAAAGAGGGGTGTTCAACAGAAGAATGGGGAACAGGGGTCCCCTTTGTAGGGGAACAGTGGCCTGCATCTGGTAAAGTGCAGGTTCAGCAATATGGAGATAGACTGAACTATATACTGAACCTAAAACTTGATGGTGCATATCAGATTATAAGGGAAAAACAGGGTGCTTCTTTTGATTTCGGTAATGATTTGGTTTTCAGAGAACAGGATGGAATCTGTATTTTTACTGATGAAGAATCTGATCCAGATTACCGGATCATTGCAATTAAACCTTACCGACAACTAAAGATGGAGTTGGAGAAGATATGAGTGATGATCTGATGCAGAAATTTTCAGGACTTGTTGATATGGCTGAAGGCGGTTTACAGTCAAAAGTACACGAACAGGCTTTACGCATTCAGGCACAAGCTAAAGAATTATGTCCTATCCGAAGGTATGGTTCCGGGGGTGGATCATTAAGACAGTCAATCCATGTTAGTACAGAACGACAGGAAGACTTGATTCACAGTGAGATATACACCAATTCAGAGTATGCACCTTATGTTGAGTTTGGCACTGGCCCCACAGGACAAGCGCATCACAACGGTATATCCCCGGACGTTGACCCTGTATATTCCCAGTCGGGTTGGATGATACCAGCTGACGCAATGTCACCAGATGATGCTGAACAGTATGGTTTTGGTATCGCAAAAGGGAAAGACGGCGAAGTCATTGGATATTATACAAAAGGTCAGGTTGCGCAGCCTTTCATGTATCCTGCTTTTGCAGAATTGAGGGATGACGTAACACAAGAAATTAAAGCAGCACTCGAAAAAGATTTGAAAAAGGTGACAAGATGAAAAATGTAAAAGATCAGGTATATGCAGCACTTCTCACCGTTACGGAGAATGTGTCAGACACATATCCGAAAGACTGGGCGAACTTCCCAACTATTCAATATGTAGAAGAAAATAACAGCGTGTGGGAACGTACTGACAACGCTGAACAGAAGGCTAAGGTGTCATATAAAATTGATATATGGCACAACCAGAGCACATCTGATACAGCCCTTGCAGTTGATGTTGCTGTTTCTGCTTTAGGTCTGGTGAGAACCTATTGCGGTGATGCACCAGATCCAAGCGGATTGAAACATAAAGTAATGCGCTATGAAGGAATCATTGATATGAGTTCCGACATAGTGTACTGGAATTAAGAAAGAGGTGAAGATAAATGTTAGCAAATGGAGCAAAACTGGGCTATTCTAAAACTGCCCCTTCCGGAAGCTCAACAACTTATACAGACCTTCCGGGTTTAAAAGAAATTCCGGATATTGGATCAGATCCGGAAAAGGTGGACAATACGGTCCTGACTGATCCACATAAGAAGTATGAAAAAGGTATCGGTGATCTGCCTGAAATGACATATAAATTCAAATATGATAATTCAAAAGCGGATTGTCCATATCGTATGTTAAGACAGGCAGATAAAGATGGAACGACACTGTATTTTCGTGAAACTGATGCCGATAAAAGTACAATTGATTTTGCTGCTCAGGTATCTGTTAAGCGTACAGGTGGCGGTGTCAATGGTGCTATCGAATTTGAAGTGACCATGATGGTACAGTCAGATATTACTTATACAGACCCGGCATAACACCGGGTCTTTTATTAAGAAAATTCAGGAGGATATAACATGAGCGGTTTAGATGAAGAAGTAAAAAATCAGGAAGAAGAAACAAAAATTGTAGATTTGGATGAAGAAAAAAAGAAAAGAAAGCCTTTTCATTATTGGACAGTAGGTGGCAGAGATTACCGTCTGAAACTTAAAGCGTCCAATATTGAAAAGCTGGAAAATAAATATAAATGTAACGTCATGCATCTGGTGGATGATATGCCGGCATTATCTGTAATGCTTACTATCATCCAGGCGGCAATGCTTCCGTGGGAACATGGGGTTAAGTATGATGATATTCTGAACCTGTTTGACAAATATGTTGAAGAGGGTGGAAGTCAGATTGATCTGTACAAAAATGTTGTGATTCCGACTCTGGCGGTATCTGGTTTTTTTACGCCGAAGATGGCAGCGGAAATTCTGGAAGCAACAGACGAAGAATTGTAACAACTACAAGCGAATATTTGTGGGCGATTTACCCGGATGCATTAGACTGTGGAATACGGCCTGAATTATTTTGGGATTCCACTTTAAATGAGATCATGGATATGATGGAGAGTTATGTCAGATGCAGAGCAAGAGATAGGAAACAGCAGATCAGTGATAACTTTATTCTGTCAAAGGCTCTGGCACTGAACCTTTCAACCTTGTTCAATAAAAAGGCTGAACTTTGTAATCCATGGGATTTTTACCCACAAACATTCAAAGAAGATAAAGAAAATTATGAACATCAGAAGCTGGAAGCAGAACTTGCCGATTACAGGGACAAGCGCAGACGGTGGGCTGATGAATTTAACAGACGAAGGCAGCAGGGAATGTAACCCTGCTTATTTTATTGTCGGGAAGGGGGGTGAAAATGTATGGGTGATACACTTGCAAAACTGAAAGTCATTCTGGAAGCGTCCACAGCTTCTTACAAGAAAGAGATGGAAAAAGCCCAGAAAGTGACTAAAAATGTCAGTGATTCTGTTAAGTCTGAAACATCAAAAGTCAAACAGGCTATGAAAATGAATGATGCAACAGAGTCAGTGAAAAAGCAGGTTTCTGTGTTCCAGAAAATGAAACAGGCGATTACTAAATATCAGGTGAAGGCCGGAATAAAAGTGCCTACACAGGATTTTCAGGAATTGCAGTCTGGTATGAAAAAGGCAGAAGGTACACTTAGTTCTTTAATTGCAAAACAGGAAAAGTACGAAGCAATTGGTGTGAAAAAGAACAGTTCAGCGTGGAAGTCATTACAGTATGACATTCAAGGAGCCAAAAATGAGATTGAAGGGTACAAAAATGAAATGGCTGAAATGCAGTCAAACGGTACTGCATTTACAAGGGGCTATTCTATACCGAAAGAAATCTTTAAAGGAATTGGTAAAGGTGCGTTAGGCCTTGGAAATTTGGGACTGAATGCTGCTCAAAAGGGCTGGGGTGGTTTGAAAAAGATTATTAGTGGTACAGCGTCTGCATTGACGAAGGTAACTACAGTTATTAAAAGAACATCTGGTGCATTCGCCGCACTCATACAGAAGTTTACAAGCGGTATTCCTATTTTACGAAGGTTCACAGGTGCAACAAAATCAGCATCTGGTGGACTGGGCGGTGGATTAAAAAACATTCTCAAATATGCGTTCGGTATCAGGTCACTATTTGTTTTGGTAAACAAGCTGAGAAGTGCGTTAGTAGATGGATTCAAAAACCTAGCACAGTACAGTGGTGAGACAAATAACAGTATTTCAATGCTGATGTCTTCCCTGACGCAGTTAAAAAATGCTTTTGCGGCAGCATTTGCACCGATATTGAATGTGGTAGCACCAATACTGAATAGTCTCATACAGAAGATCATTTCAGTGGTGAACACATTTGGTCAGTTGACGAGTGCATTAACAGGAAAAGGCACTTATATCACTGCAAAAAAGGTTCAGCAGGACTATGCAAAGAGTCTGAATAATAATGCATCATCTGCAAAAAATGCGCAGAAGGCAAACAAAGACCTGCAACGTACCATCCTTGGATTTGACCAGATCAACAAAATGGATGACAACAGCAGCTCTGATGATAGCGGTAATAATGGAGCCGATACATCAGGTGGCTTATCACCATCTGATATGTTTGAGACAAAAGAAATTCCGTCAAAAATCAAAGGACTGGCCGACTTGATCAAACAGGCATGGAAAGAAGCTGATTTCACAAAGATAGGTGAGATGGTCGGTGAAAAACTGAATGCCGCATTGCAGAGTATTCCGTGGGATAAGATCAAGAACACCTGTAACAAGATTGCAAAGAGTGTTGCCACTTTCCTGAATGGTTTCCTTGAAACTGTCGATTGGAAACTGGTTGGTAATACCCTTGCACAAGGTATCAATACCGCTTTTGGTATGGCAAATACATTTGCCGAAAACTTTCACTGGAAAAGCCTGGGGGATGCAATCGGCAATGGTATCAACGGTGCGCTGGGTGGCCTTGACTGGAATTTGATTTATTCTACTGCTGAAAATTGGGGAAAGGGTATTGCAGAAACTTTAAATGGTGGAATCACTACCATAAATTGGGTTCTGGTAGGGACAACTTTAGCAAATGGCTTAAATACAGTATTCAAATATCTATCCTCATTTACTCGGACATTTCAGTGGAAGACTCTTGGAGATTCTGTTGGAACCGGAATAAATAGTGCGCTAAGCGGTATTAATTGGAATCTCATACGAAGCACAACTAATGGTATCGCAAAGGGTATCACTGATACACTAAATAGCTTCATTCAGACAACTGATTGGGCTTTAGTTGGTCAGTCTTTCGGTAATGGTATCAATACCATTCTGGATTTCTTTCATACCGGTATTAATAACTTTGACTGGACTGGTGCCGGGTTTGCTATTTCTGAATTTATCAATAATGTTTTCCAGACTATTGATTTTGTCAATATCGGTCAGACATTATCTGATGGAATTAAAGGAGTATTAGACCTTGGTATTACTGTGCTGGAAAACACTGACTGGGGGTTAGTTGGTGAGAAGGTCTGGGACGGTTTAGCCGCCATTGATTGGAATGGAATAGCTGACAGGTTATTTGAGTTAATTGGTGCGGCGTTGGGTGGTTTAGCCGCATTTATTGGCGGTTTTATTTCAGACGCTGTTACAGGAGCAAAGAAATATTTCCAGAAGAAAATTGAAGAATGTGGTGGCAATATTCCGTTAGGTATTCTGAAAGGGATAAAAGATGGAATAATTGGCATTGGTGGATGGATAAAAGAACATATCTTTACACCATTTATAAAAGGGTTTAAAAATGCCTTTGGTATTCACTCACCATCAACTGTCATGGCTGAGCAGGGTACTTATATTATCAGTGGTCTGCTTAAAGGTCTGAAAGATAATTTACAGTCACTTTTATCCTGGGTAGAAAAGCTTCCAGGATGGATAAAAGATAAACTTGGTAATGCAAAAGAATGGCTGAAAGAAAAAGGCAAAAATGCTCTGGAAGGAATAAAAACTGGATGGGAGTCTGTGAAGGAAAGTACAATTGGGCAGACAGCATCTAAGATTGGAAGTTATATCAAGACTAAAGCAGGTGATGCAAAATCCTGGATTAAATCAAAAGGTTCAGATGCTATTACTGGTTTAAAGACTGGCTGGGAATCTGTAAAAGAAAGCGGATTTTTGAGGTATGTTGGAAAGATTAAGGATGAAGTATTTACCAAGATTGGAAATCTGAAAGAAAAAGTAACATCAAAAGGAAAAGATATCGTAGGAGGTTTAAAAGGAGGTTTTAATGGTAACTGGAGTACATTTACTACGATTTTAAGTAATCTTCCAAACAAAATTTCGTCTGCAATTCCAAACCTATTTAATGTAGGTCGAAATGCAATACAGAATTTTGCAAAAGGATTCTCAAATTTCCATATCCCTATGCCGCATATCGGTTGGGACTGGTCTGGTGGATCCATTAACATTGGTAATTTTTCATTCTCACTTCCACGTTTCAATTTACAATGGTATGCGAAAGGCGGTTTCCCGGAAGCGGGACAGTTGTTTGTGGCCAATGAAGCAGGACCTGAGATGGTCGGTAAAATGGGAAGTCGAAACGCAGTAGCCAATAACAACCAGATCGTTGAAGGAATCAAGAATGGTGTATTTGAAGCTGTACTTGATGCATTCAATGCCAGCGGAATCCTTGACAGGGATGATGCTGAAAAAGATGTTACCCTTGAATTTACACTGAAAGCCGACAGCGAAACACTGTACAAGGTAGTTCGCAAGGGTAAAAAGAAATATGATTACCGTTTTGCGGTAACTGAGACAATTTGACAGGGGGTGTCACATGGACAACATTGTAATCAAAGTGGGTGGTGTGACACTACCCAAGGAAGTTTCCAAGTTTAAATGGAAAAAATCAGATGTATCTGCGAAGAATGCAGGAAGAACACAGGATGTCAAGATGCATAAGAACAGGATCGCAAAGAAGCGTACCCTGAGCCTTGGCTGGGTAAATCTGACAAAGACCCAGATCACGGCAATCCTTCAGGCGTTTGATCCTGAGTATGTGATGGTTACATACTGGGATCCTTTGGAAGGGCGGGATGTGACAAGGGAGTTTTATACCGGTGACATGGAAGCAGACGTGAAATGGTGGGCAAAAGGTCATGAGCGTTATTCCACACTTGATTTTGACGTGATTGAGAGGTAATGACAATGATTAATGTATCAGCCGCATTCAAGACGGCATTGGAAGATGATAACAGAAATTTTTCAGGATCCTGTACAATTACATTAGCGTCCGGTAAGGCAATACCTATTAATGATAGTCAACTGTGGGAAAATGGATTTGTGGTTGATGATTCCACATCCAATACAAACGGTTTTGATATAGGTTCAGCAATCGTCCAGAAGTTCACTTTAAGACTGAACAATATGTATGATGATTTTACAGATTATGATTTTACAAATGCTGTGATTTCAGATGTAAAAGTATCATTAGACTTAGACGGTAAAACAGAATCAGTTAATAAGGGCGTTTTTACAGTAGATGATCCGAGCTACGACGGTGATATCATCACGCTTGAATGTCTGGATAACATGCATAAATTTGATGTGAGTTATGAAAAAAGCAATCTTACTTATCCAGCTACACTTTTGCAGATCATACAGGATGCATGTAGATGTTGCGGTGTGACTTTGGCAACTGATTCTTTACAGTTTGAACATTATGACTATGTTATTTCGGACAAACCTGACGATTCTACAATGACTTTCCGGGATGCCCTGACATGGGTTGGACAGATTTCAGGACATTTCTGGAAATGTAATAAAGATGGACAGCTGACAGCCGGATGGTACAACATGTCAGATCTGACAGCCGGCAAGAATATACATACCTTACAGACTAATGTTGTTGCAGATATAACTGCCGATACAGATGATGTAGTAATCACATGTGTAAGGGTTGTTACAGACGGTGGAGAATCTGGACAGGTAACTTATCAGTCTGGATCGGATGGATATGCTTCTGTCATTGATGGGAATAAATTCATCAACAGTACCAACGCTGCTGAAATAGCGTCTATGATTGGTGAGCGTGTTGTTGGATTGAGGTTCAGACCAATGACTGTCAGTTCATTGCAAGACCCTACGATTGAAGCGGGGGATGGAGCAATAGTATATGACCGTAAATTAAAGTCATATAAGACTTTTTTCACTAATGTTGTATTTTCTATTGATACAGACAATCAAATGTCAAATAACGCAGAATCGGCACTACGCAATAGTGCCGAAAGATTTTCCGCAGCAGCTAAAACATATCAGGAATTAAGAAAACAGCTGCAAAAAAATAAAACAGAGTGGGAAAAAACAGCAGAAGATCTGGAAAATGCAATGAAAAATCAGGCAGGACTGTACCCGGTCATTAAGACACTGACAGATGGAACCAAAGTATATTATATATGTGATCACTCAACCATGGAAGAATCTAAAGTTGTATTTGAATTAAATTCTAAAGGATGGGCAGTAAGCACAGATGGCGGCAATACATGGAATGCAGGTCTTCTCGTAGATGGTACTATGATTACAAAAATTCTGAATAGTATCGGAATTAATGCAGACTGGATCAATACCGGAGCATTTACAGTATTAGATTCTGCTGGAAATATTATGTTCAAAGCTGATACAGCAACTGGAAAAGTTGACATTGTAGCAAATTCTTTTCAGCTAGGTGGAAAAACAATTGAAGATGTGGCAGGAGCCGCTGCGGAATCTGCCGCAAAATCTTATGTAGATTCTGCCATGCAGGATAAAACAGGAAACTGGTACGGGAATTACACGCCGACATTATCTAATCAGCCTGCATCTGGTTGGAAAGCAGCTGACTATGAAAAGCACAATGGCGATACGTTTATCAATCCATCAACGGGTGATGTATATATTTTTAGTACGGGTACCGCAGGTCTGGAAATCACATTCAATAGTAATTGTAAAACAGAATCTGTTAGTTTCGACTGGGTTGAAATCTATTACGAAGATAATGGAGTGAAGAAAGCCTTACCAAAATTAGGTGGAAGTTTTGGTGGAAAGAAAGTACAGGTGCCAGGCAATGTATTTTGGTTATACTGGCGAACTGATACAAGCAGTTGTTCTTTCTATGGATTTAAAATAGACAGTATCACACCGGTAATGATTGACAAGTCTCAAATAAGTGGTACAACAAAAGCACTGCCTTCATATTCTGTGACTAACGTGTCAGGAAGTACTTATCCAGAATCCCCTAATCATAACAATTATGGCAATAACATCAATATGTTATGGAAATACACTGGTACCGCATCCAGTGCCACAGCACAGTGGAAAAAAGTTGCAAAAGTAGATGCTGAGGAACTCATGAAGCAGTTGGACCAGGAAAAGATTTTTAATGTTCTGACTAATAATGGCGAAGCAAAGGGTATATATCTGAAAGATAAGCAGTTATATGTTTCGTTCACATATGCGCAAGGTGGAACACTTAAATTAGGCGGTGCCAATAATGGAAATGGGGAAATGCAGATTCTAAATTCTTCTAACAATGTGATTGGTTCATGGAATAATGAAGGATTAACGGCAAAAAATGGAAAGATTGCTGCTTTTACCATTGATGAGGAATCATTAGAATATGGGAAATCAATTGATAGAAATTTTTTACATGCAAAAACAAATAGTGCGGTGTATGCAGGAAAAGATGGAATCATAGTCAGTGATGGTGACACATCAACATATGGACCACACATAATACAGATGGTGGATGGAAAGTTATATGCATCTAGTGGGGCATATCTGTCATGTGGGGATGGATATAATACTGCACTTACATCTATGGTCTTATATGATGCACAAGGTCATGATTTAATGGAAACTGGTGGAAATATGCTCAGTTTCCATAATTATGTAGATTTTGAGTCTGATTGCACCGCTACATTTTATAATAATGTGAGTATGAGGGGTGATCTGAATGTAAGCGGTTCGAAAAGCCGTAGAGTCGGTACTGACAATTATGGTGAAAGACTTCAATACTGCTACGAAACAGCAATGCCCTATTTTGGGGACATGGGGCATGGTACAACTGACGAAAATGGCATCTGTCTGATAGAAATTGATGATATATTCCAAGAAACTGTAGGAACGCAGGAGTATTTAGTATTTATTCAACCGGAAGGCGAGGGAAATCTATATGTAAATAAAACAGAAAAATTTTACAATTATTTTGTTGTACGAGGATCCGCCAATCTTCCATTTTCGTGGGAAGTTAAGTGTATTCAAAAAGAATACGAGTACGAGCGTCTGGAAAAACCAGAAGACAAAGAAATGTTACAGATTGCATCTAATAACGAAAAGAAAACAATAAAAATTCTTAAACAAAGTATGGGACAAGTAATAAAGGAAACGGAGGAATCGTTATGGAACTTAACAGACTTACAGGAATAGCAATAATCACAACAGGTGAAGGTGAAAGAATATCTTTCACCTTTACTACCCTTGACTCAGAGGGAAATATAATCAGCACAAACAACAAAGGTAGTTTTATTGTCATGAGTGATGAACTACAAGAACATATTACAGCAATTAAAAACTATGTAAACACAAATAAACTTTCTAAATAAAGGGGTGTTTAAATAATGCTGATTGCGAATTTCACCAATTATGGTGAAGAAATTACAGTAGACGGACTTTGGCAATATGATTATGGTCAAAGATTACAAATTAATGGACTTAATCTCCCGGATGTATTTGAGGTTCATTTATTCTGGAAGGGATTGGAAGAAGCAAAAGTTGTAACAGGTTATACCGAGAATAATAAGTTTTATGTTGATATTCCAAACGAGTCACTTAAACAGAGACAAGCTATCACTGTTTATATTTATCTATCAACACCTGAAACAGGAAAAACTGTAAATACCGTGATGATGTTTGTAAATAAACGGCCAGAGCCTGAAGGATTTGAAATTCCCGAAGACATTGATTTATTCCACCACACATTGACCGCTGTTGGGGAATATACAAGGCAGACAAAAGAAGCCGCACATATGGCAGATACCAGAGCAACCGAGTCGGAATCCTGGGCACATGGGCATAAACTTTATCCAGAACGGGATAAAGACAATGCAAAGTATTATGCAGATCAGGCAAAACAATCCGCAAGTGATGCAGAAGCATCAAAACAGGTAGCTACTCAGTCTGAACAAAACATCAACAATACAGTAACAGCTTTTGATAATCATGTTGAGGAAAAGAAAAGTGAAGCAGGTACAGCAATAAATAAAGTAAAGGATGCCGCAGTGAAAGCTGTGACAGATCAGCAGTCAACCTCTGTTCAGTCAGTAAAAGACCAGACAGCATCCTACATTACAGAAAAAGAAACATCTGCTAAGACAGAAATTGGAAACTACACTTCAGAGAAGATTACAGAGATCGATAAAAAAGCATCTGAAGCAAACATAACATTGACGAATACGATCACAGATGGAAATTCTCTCAAAACACAGCTGGAAACAACCATTTCCACAGCAGACACCAGCAAGAAAAATTTAGATGCTTCCAATACGGCAGCGACCAAAACCAAAGCAGATCTGGATACATCTAACACAACAGCGACCAAAACCAAAGCAGATCTGGATACATCTAACACAACAGCATCAGAAACTAAAACTGGATTAGATGCAACAAATAAGACAGCTGCTGGTCTGGTTACATCATTAGGAGACAAGATCTCAGAAGGAACTCAGGTAAAAAATGACATTCAGACCACAGGCGAAACTGCAATGAGTAATCTGCAGGCAGAAGCCGCAAAACAGCAGGAGTACATAAAAGCAAGCATTGATGATACCCTGTCGATTTCTGGAAAGGCGGCAGATGCAGCAGTCACAGGAAAAAAGATTAGTTGGCTAAAAGAACATTTAGCAAACAAAATTACAAAGTTCTATGCATCGAATCAGGGTGAAACTCATATCACTGATTCCGACAATGGCAAGATTCAAGATATGATGATATATGGGAGGTCAAGCCAATCTACAACTACTGGTAAGAATTTATTGAAATATCCGTATATAACAGCAGATGGTATGGCTCAAGGCATAATATTCACGGATAACAAGGATGGAAGCATTAGCGTTAGTGGAACTGCCACAGGTGTAGCTTATTATAATTTATATTCTAATATTGACGGAAAATTTTTAACGCTTGCAAGCGGAACGTATAAGCTAGTTGTAAAAGGAAGAAGTAAGTGCAATGTAATTGCGAGTAATAGTATAAGTACTGCAACGAATGAAGGAACATTCACAATCACAGATGGACATAATGAAATCTATTGTTATATTACAGTACAGGAAGGTTTAACAGTAGATGAAACAATCTATCCTATGATTCAGCTTGCGTCAATCACAGATGAATCTTATGAACCTTACACAGGCGGTATCCCATCTCCATCACCAGATTATCCACAGGAGATTAAGAGCGTGGTGAATCCTACAGTTAAAGTAACAAATGAAGATGGATTAAAGGTTCAATCTGTTACACTTAACAATATCACCCTTAACTCAATTCCAGTCTCAAGTGGTGGCAACGTCACAATCGACGGTCAGCAGTATATTGCGGATTATGTGGATGTGGAACGTGGAAAATTGGTGAAGAAGCTGAAAAGCTTCACAATATCTGATATAGAAACTATTTCTACATGGGGCGTAAATGATAACGCTGATAATATTACAGGATTTTATTTTTACACGAGTGAAAATGGTCTACCGAAAACTAATAATGACGTTATGACATCTACAATCTTACGATATGTTGACGGTACATGGGGCGGAAAAAATGTTGGATGTGCTATGAGTTCGGACAGTTATAATAATTATGCAATATTAAGCGTTCCAACAAATATGCTGGAAGATATTTCTTCCGACGAAAATGCGTGTACATCGCTCGTGAAAATATGTGAAAATACGAATGCCATTTTCTTCTATAGTATGGCATCTCCCATCGAAACCGACCTCACACCAGAAGAGATTGAAGCATTTAAAGAACTTGTAACCTATTATCCAGTAACAAACATCGGCGTCAATTCGGAACGGTTGGACGGATGTGCAGTATTTAATTATCCGATTTCGATAAAAAATGGATGGAATTATATTAAGAAACAGCTCAATGACAACCGAGATTACATCTACGACATGGACATACAGAGCGCAGAAGCCTATGTAAACAGTGAATATGCAGTAGCACTTACAGAATTGGAGGTATGATTATGTTATATAGAACATTATTAAAACTTAAAAAAAGAAACGGACTGACAGACGATTTGAAAAATAAGATTGATATTTTCTTTGCAACTGGCAGGATTACAGAGGAACAGTATAATGAGTTGATGGATGTTAATAAGGAAGAAGAACCGAAAGCGGAAACTAATTAACTAAAAACGGAGAAAAGTAGCGGATGAGGATGTGAAAGCATCACACATGAAATATGCGATTTAAAAAGCAGAGAGGGCAGAAATGTCCTCTTTTTGTTTAGGAGAAATTTATGCGAAGAATCAGAGCGGAGCCGAGAGGCTTCTTTTATTTTATCCAAAATTGCGCCGGCGCAAACCGGAGAAAGAGTGAAACAGTGAAAGAAATACTCATGCAGACATATACTATTGTATTACCAGTTCTTTTAGGCTACATAGTCTGGATCTTGAAAAATCAGAAGAAAGACCGGGATGCAAATAGTAAGGGGACTATGCTCCTGCTCCGCGTGCAGATGATAGAGTATCATGCAAAGTATACAAAGTTCGGAAACATTCCATCGTATGCGTACCAGAACTTCTGTGAAATGTACGACGCCTATCATGCGTTAGGCGGGAATGGCATGGTGACCAAAATGAAACAGGAAATTGATGAATTACATATCAAACAAAAAGGAGAATGACTATGGAACAGATCATTAACTATGTAAAACCGGAACTCATCGTAGTAGCAATTGCCTTATATTTTGTAGGAATGGCGCTCAAACAGGCACAGGCAGTAAAGGATAAGTATATCCCGCTTATTCTTGGGGGAATCAGCATTGCAATCTGCGCGATCTATGTGTTTGCCACCTGCACCTGCGGTACCGGACAGGATATTGCAATGGCAATCTTTACAGCAATCACACAGGGAATCCTGATTGCTGGTCTTTCTACATATGTGAACCAGATTGTAAAACAGGCAAATAAAGACGAATAGGGGATGAGAAACCATCCCTTTTCTCCCTATGAAAGGAGACGGACATGGAAATAAGAGGAATAGACGTTTCGGCATGGCAGGGAGCAATCGACTGGGATACCGTAGCAAACTACGGAATGGACTTTGCAATACTCCGGATCACAGAAGCCGGAAACGTGATTGATAGCTGCTTTGAGAAAAATTACTCCGGATGTCAGAAACATAACATTCCAACCGGAGCATATAAATACAGTTATGCCATGACAGTTGCGGAGATACAGAGCGAAGCCAGAAAAGTAGTGGAAGTTTTGAACGGGCGAAAACTGCAGTATCCGGTCTGGCTGGATTTGGAATGGAATAATCAGAGAAGCCTCGGAGCTGAACAGATCCATAAATTGGCAGAAGCATTCGAAAAGATTATCACGGCAGCGGGATATAAATTTGGTATTTATTGCAATGTGGACTGGTACCTGAATGTAATTTGTAGCCATCTGAAAAAATATGATTTCTGGATAGCCTGTTATCCGGAATCAGATAATGGAACCTTACAGGAACGACTCCGGCCGGACTTTGGTGTGGGATGGCAGTATTCCAGCAAAGCGAAGATACCAGGCATCAGTGGAACTGTAGACAGAAATGTGTTCTATAAAGACTATGCAGAAAGCAAAAAGCAGGAGGGAGGAACAGACGTGGACAAGGAAATTGAAAAAGTTATTCTAATTGCGAAAAATGAAGAAGGTTATCTTGAGAAGAAAAGTAACAACCAGCTTGATAACAAAACAGCAAATGCAGGATCCGCAAATTATACAAAATATTGGCGAGACATTAAGCCGGATTATCAAGGACAGCCCTGGTGCGCAGCGTTTATCTCTTGGTGTTTTATGAAAGCTTTTGGTCTGGATAATGCAAAGAAACTCTTAAAACATTGGCCTTATGTATACTGTCCGACACTGGGAAAACTGTTTGCCCGGAACGCAAACCCGAAAATCGGTGACATTGTTATCTTTTATCATAACGGTACATTTACCCATACAGGACTTGTTACCGCCGTAATCGGTGATCGTTTCTATACGATTGAAGGTAACACAAGTGGGGCATCCGGTATTATCGCAAATGGTGGCGGTGTATGTGCTAAAAGTTACCTCAATAGTCAGATGCCCGGAACTAAGTTCTGTACACCTGATTATAGTATTGTATCTGATGTAGTCGCACCTGCAAAAGCTGAGAATACATCATCTAATACTACGCAGATAGGAGAGAAATATATGTTTGAACCGAAAACTGTAAAAGCTGGTGACAAGAATACTTCTGTACTTCTGTTACAGGAAATTTTGAAATCACGTGGATTCAAAGGAAAAAATAAAAAAGACCTTGACCTTGACCGGGAAGCAGGAGATAATACCATATATGCTCTGAAACAGTATCAGAAATCAAGAGGTCTGGATGTTGATGGGGTATGTGGATCAGCAACATGGAAAGATCTAATTGCTATTTGA